ACCTATGTCCATCTATTACGATCTAAAAGCAAAAGGTATTGCCGACGATCCTAAGCGATTGGCTAAGTGGTTGAACGACTCAGAGAACCGCGCGTTTCGTACAAGAGACGCGCGTATCTGATGGCGATTTCTAGCTACAGCGAGCTTCAGGCAAGCATAGCTGATTGGCTGAATCGCACTGATCTGACTGCTGCGACCAAGGACTTTATTGCTCTGGCAGAGGCTCAGTTACAGCGCTCTGTTCGACACCGCTACATGATTACCAGATCACAAGCGACCATCGACTCAGAGTATTCTGCTACGCCTTCAGATTGGCTGCAGACTGTGAGCTTAATCTTAGAGACAAACCCCGTCACTCAGATGGAGTTTTTAACGAACGAAGCTTTAAATGGGTTGAAGTCTGGCTCAAGCGCCACTGGTACGCCTAGCTACTACAGCCATGTCGGTACTGAAATCCAAGTATTTCCAGCGCCTGACAACACAGCTACCGGCTACACCGGGGAGTTGGTTTATTACGCGCGCATACCTGCGCTGAGCGACAGCAACACAAGCAACTGGCTGCTCGACTACAGCCCGGACATATACCTTTATGGGTCGCTTATGCAAAGCGCCCCTTATCTGCAAAACGACGAGCGAATCACAATCTGGTCGAGCCTTTATCTAAAGGCCATTGATGACCTAGAGATTTCAAACCAAAGAACTGCTGGTCAAACCAGCGTAAAAATGAGAGCGGCTCCGCTCAACTAGAGGATTAAAAAATGGCTGGATTTTCTGACTATCTCGAAAACAAATTGCTGGCTCATTCATTCAGCAACACGGCTTTTACAAGCCCTGGCACCGTATATCTTGGATTGTTCACGAGCGCTCCAACAGACGCGGGCGGCGGTACAGAATTGTCAGGCAGCGCATACACAAGAAAAAGTTGCGCTTTTACTACAACTGGCGCGGCGGCGACTAACTCAGCCGCTGTTGACTTCCCCACTGCTACCGGCAACTGGGGGACAATCGTGGCTGTTGGCGTGTTCGATGCGTCAAGCAGTGGTAATCTGTTGGGATGGTCTAACCTCGCCTCAAGCCGCACGATTGAAACAGGCGATGTCTTCCGCTTTCCAGCGGGTGACGTAGATATTACGTTAGACTAATATGAGTCAGGGCTGGAATTACGGAAGTTTTGGCGAGGGTCGTTATGGGCAATGGAGCTACATTGATGCGGCAGCTACTCTCGCAGCTTCTTCAACTGTGGCGGCGGCTCCGCAAGTGGTGGCAGTCGCTTCGGCAACTGTCAGTGCTTCTTCTGTGGTTGGTGCCGATGGCGTTCGCGCTAGGACGGCAAGCGCGGGAATTTCTGGATCGTCAACTCTCACGGCTGCGGGCCAGCGGTTCAGAAATGTCCAAGCGCTCATCGCAGCGTCTTCAACGATTGCTGCAAGTGCCGAAGTCATTGGCGGGTCGGCTGCTACAATCTCAGCGTCTTCTAACGTTTCAGCATCGGCTGAAACAATTACACCATCGGCTGCGACGATTTCGGCAAGCTCTAGTATTTCAGCGACAGCGCAAACGATCACAAGCGGTGCTGCTGCGATTGCAGCAGCTTCGGCGTTATCTTCAAGCGCGAACAGAACAAGGACTGCAAGTGGTGCGATTGCTGCCACATCGTCTATCTCGGCTTCTGCGCAAAGGTTTAGACACGCTCAAGCGTTAGTCGCTGCTTCTTCAACGATTACAGCAAATTCCGCGACTGTGGTTGCGGCCAGCGCTGCGATTTCAGCTTCTTCGGCAGTCTCCGCAAATAGCGAAGCGATTAAATCGTCCAGTGCTGCAATAGCGGGCAATGCAAGCCTTTCGGCTGCTGCTCAACGAGTGCGACCTGGCGCTGCTTTAGTAGCCGCCTCGTCATCGCTTACTGCGGCTGGTCAATCAGTGACTACCGCCTCGGCTGCAATAACCGCTTCCGCAACTGTAAGTGCAAACGCTGAGAGAACCATTTCTGGTAGTGCAGCACTCGCAAGTGCTGCAACGATTACTGCCAACGGGCAAAAATTCCAAAACGTCCAAGCGCTAATAACTGCGTCTTCGACCATAGCGGCATCTGCCGTCACCGCGATTGCTGGAAGCGCAAGTCTAGGGGCCACAAGCAATGTCAGCGCAGACGCGGTTTCTATAACGTCTGCCGCTGCCGCGATCTCTGCAACTTCAAGCGTTGCTGCAAGCGGCGGGTTGGTGAGCGTTGGCGCTGCCGCGATTAATGCGGCTTCTGCAATTACAGCAAGCGGAAATAGATTTAGAAATGCCCAGGCTTTGATCGCCGCGTCTTCTACGATTTCTGGTTCAGCGGTCACGTTTAAAACCAGTAGCGCCTCGATTGCTGCTCAAAGCGCAATTAGCGCTTCAGCAGCCGCGACCATCACTGCTGATGCTGCGATAGCAGCACTATCTAGCGTGACCGCTGGCGGTGGGAAAATTATGCTTGGCGCTGCGGCGATAAACGCTCTGGGCGTGGTCACGGCTAACGGCGAAATTAAGTGGCAAAAAGAGCCGCCAGCCAGCGATAGTTGGTCAGGCCAAGCGGCAGCAACAACAACATACACCACCCAGCCTAGCGCAAGTACAAATTGGCAAAAGGCTGCTTGAGGATTAAATAATGGCTGATACATTTACTAACGATTTGCGATTGAGGCTTCAAGAAAGTGGCGCAAACAGCGGCACTTGGGGCGAACTACTCAATGGAACTATCACCAACATCGCATCAGCCTTGGGCCAGGGTAGCGAGGCTATCCCTAACGCATCGACCCACACAATCACCCTGGCAGATGGCACCGCTGATGAAGCGCGTTCTCTTTACCTAAAATGCACTGGCGGCGGTCAGGCTTGCACGGTCACGCTTGGCCCTAACACGATCTCAAAGGTTTGGATAATTGATAACGAGACATCCTTTACGCTGACCTTCAGCCAAGGATCAGGCGCTAACGTGGCGATTGCAGCTGGCGCGGTGAAAGTTATTGCTACCGATGGCGCTGGATCAGGCGCGGCTGTTGTTGATACGTTAGATGGGTTAGAGGGGTCGATGAGCACTCTGGCAGTTAGTGGCGCACTGACAGCTAACGGCGGCGCAGTATTTAATGAGGCTTCTGCTGACGTAGACTTCCGCGTTGAGTCCGACGGCAACGCTAATATGCTGTTTGTCAATGGCGGGACTAATGGGGTAGGTATAGGTACTTCAACCCCTAACACTAGCTATGCCTTAGATGTGTCTGGAGCAATACCAGCGGTAATGACATCTACCAGCACGGCTACAACTGCTATGTATGGTGGTTTAGGGGTAAAAAGAGAAACCAATACAAACGGGAACGGAACTGGTATTGGCTTTATACTTGAAGATGCTGGCGATGCTGAGACTGAATACGCCTATATTGGCGGCATCATTGAGTCAAACACAGCAGGAAGCGAAGACGGCGGGATGATACTTTCCACAACGCTTAACAATGTTCGCACACAGCGTATGCGTATTGCTTCTTCAGGCAAGGTGGGCATAGGCGAAAGCTCCCCAGCAGCAACCTTGCATTTGGACTCGACAGGGGTTACGGCAATCGCTTTCGATTCGGACGCTGGCACTCAGCAATATGAGATGGGAACAGGGTACGCTGGTGTGGGTTCGGCCAACAATTTTTATCTTTACAACAACACTGCAAATTCAGCCCCTTTGATTGTAGACGCATCAAGCAACGTGGGTATTGGGACCACGGTAATTAACAGCACATTGAGCGTTGGGTCAACGGATGGTGGCGCAACAATTACCAGCGGCGGCACTAATACGCATTTGCAACTTAAAGCAATGGGTTCTGCTGGCGTTATAATCTTTGGTGCTGGTGGAGTTTCCAACGGTACTGCTGGAACGGAAAGAATGCGCATAGACGCATCAGGCAATTTGTTAATTGGCAAGACTTCTGCTGGCACAGCGCAGGGATTTGAAGCGCAACAAGATGGTGAAGTGTATTCATCCATT